ACCGACGATCTCGAAATACTCCTCCTCGGTGATCCAAGCTTTGACAACGGCATTTCTCACCCTTGCCTTGTTCCATAAACCGGAATCATAATAATTCTTTACCTTTTCAAAATTCTTGCTATGTGTCATCTTTCTATACCTCCCCTATTTCAAGATCAACATCGGTCATCATTGCGATATACTCGATGTTCGCCTGGATTTCTCTCTGACGCTGGACATCCGCCGGGATCTCCCGGATGATAAACCACCATTCGCCAGGAACGAACTCACGGATCTGAATCAGCTCGCAATTTGTGAGCGTCTCTTCGGTCTCACCGTCCGAGATCGTCACGCTGGAGAGATTCCCCTTGAAGATGTCCTCCGTGATCTCACTCTTTGAGATGTAATTGTTGCCATTCAAGACAAGATCCGAGATCTTTGTCCCGTCGGCGAGTGTTATTTCAAACCTTTCTTCCATTTTAGCTCCTTTCCGAAAAGCTCTTGATATAGAGCTTTCATGTTTTTGATCTGTTCTTTTGACATGATGCGAGCGTATGATCCCATCCAGGAACGACACGCTTGTTCAATTTGCGGATATGTCATCACCCCCTTTTCAAGTAGTCTCTTATATGCTTTGATCTTCCGTCGCTCTCTTGTGACCGACTTCGGATTGATGCGCTTGACCACCTTTCCGGTATCGGAAAGAAAATATTTGATTTGAAGATATGTGAAAGTGTCCGAGAGTTTGCAAATCCTCGTTTTCTTCGGATTGATGAAAAATCCCATCTTGTCAGCTTGCTCACATACACCCTCGATCGTCTCCTCGATATAGTCCCGGCTTTCATGTATCATATTCATATCATCCATATACCGACCATATTTGCGAAAACCTCGGACAATCGTGACATAGTTGTCGATCGGTGTCGGTGTGAACACTCCGATATTTTGTGAGACCTGGTCTCCAATATCAACGGACTTTCTCATCATCTTCTCACCGGTTTTCAGCTCATCCGGTATCGTCTCATAATACTCGACCGAATTGAAACACTCGGTCATACATCCGGCATATTCCTCATCGGACATATACGAGACATCGACCTCGAATGACGGGAGAATGACATCTTTGAGCACCCACAATGAAAACTCATCGATCTTCGGAGCAATCGCCTCCACAACCTTGTCATGTTGTATGTTGTCATAGAATTTCGAGAAATCCATGAAAGCGACATATCCGTCGTTGCTCCGGTGCTCCAGCCAATAATTGTGAAGATCCCTCTCGAATTGCCTCCTCGCAAAATCGATCCCTTTTGGCTCGCTCCGTTGTTATAAATCAAATACGGATCGAGAGCCGGAGCGAGGATGTTATCACATAGAGCATGACGAACGACACGATCTCTCATGCGTCCGCCGTGAATGTGTCGGATCTTTCCTCTCTCATTGAGAGTGAACTCGGATCCTTTCGATGTTTTATATTCCCTGGACAAAAGCTCGTCTTGAATAGCGGTCAGCTCCGAGAGAACATCGATCTCAAATCTTTGTGGCTCCTCTTTCCACGAACTACCTTTCATTGAAGCAAGAAACGCATCGTATAGCACATTCATATCCGCTATCGTTTCCATTATTCACTTTTCCTCATAAAATCGTGATCCTTTCGGTTAAGCTCCGGATAGCTCACAAACTTATTCGATCGCATAGAGCAAACCGTCACGAACGGCTCCACGGTTTCCCGTGCTATCATTTAGCCTTTCGGCAAGGATGACTTTTCCTTTCGCAATGAATGTCCGCCTATCTGTGAGGACTTATTTTGACATCATCGAAATCCGGACGGATCCCATTAGAGTTGGAAGCGTTGTTATTGTTCGCATTACCGTTATTGTTGACATTAGCGAAATTAGTCGATGTGACTACATCACGCAACCACCAATTACCACACACAAAAGTCACCCCGTACATTGTCATTGTGTTTTCTTATTTTTCAAAAGCCTATTGTCCGCCGTTCTCACACCCTTATATAATGCGACTTGTTTGTCGATTGCCTTACCAAACCTCGTGAATTTGTTGATGTCAACCGGAAGCACCCGGATGATATAATTCAATTCTTGTTTCAAGACATAACATTCGGCGATCGCATTGTCGATGTGTTTGCGTCGCTCACAAAACTCCTGGATCTTCGCCGGTGTCTCGGAGGGATAGATCGAATTTCCGAAAGTGAACTCGGATTCGATCTCCCTCATGATCGAGAGCACCGCATCACATTCCTTGTCGATAAACCATCGATGAAATGATTCCGCTTTCTTTGTCCAGCGAGCAACAACCTCATCAACATTCGGATTTGATTCATGAGCTTTTCGGTATTTCTCGATCTGATCGAGATGTTTCTCATGAGAGAAACCGAAATCATTGAGCATGAGCTTCGTGATCTCATTCCTCAAATTGATGAAATGGTGTTGAGCTTCAAAACGGCTTTCTTTTCGTCGGCTCAATGGTACGGACATTTCGCAACCTCCCTCGTGTCCGGGGACAAGCCCCGGAGATTAACAGATTGCGAAAGCCGGACGGATCCCATAAGAGCTGGAAGCGTCGCTATCGTTCGCACCACCGCTACCGTTGACATTAGCGAAACGAGTCGATGTGACTACATCACGCAACCACCAATGACCACGAGTTGTGATGAGATCCGGACGCTTTGCAAACAATTCGAGCTGGGTTTTGTCGATTCCGACCTCATAAAGATGACCGTATGTTCCAGGCTTTGAGCATACACAATGACCATAGACCATTGTTTCGTTCATGAGATCGATGTCCGAATCAACCCAAGCCCAGCCGGATGATGCACCATTTCCATCGACGGCATTTGCAAAGATCTCTCTATGAGTGAGGATGTTTGCGGATCCGAAATCAGCCTGGATGATCGCCTTGATGTCAGCAAGAGCCGTGTTGCTATTTGCACCGGTCTTGAAATCTGATCCAGCGTATGCACCGGTGACAACATTGCCGTTGTTCATCTTTCCGCTTATGAGCGAAGATGATGCTGGAACAACGACCGCATGATGTGTCGTGCATTCCGTGTCTCCGGTGTGGAGCCAATAATCAAGATGTGCGATATAATACACATGACCGTTGATCGTGAGATAACCGCCGACCTTGACCTTTTCAAACTTTCCGGAAAAGATGTCCGCTTTCAGATCGGCGGAGTATGATGTTCCGAGATCTGTGAGATCGAGATATTTCCTCTGGATAGCGTGGATCGTTCCGTCCGCATCGACCTCGATCGTCTTTCCGTCCGGTTTTACCTTTCCGGCTTTGAGGAGTGTCGCAATCGAGCCACCCTCTAAAGCGTCGGCGATTCGCTGACCGGTTTCATCGGTCATCAAAAATTTTGTGGATTCTGACATTTTTCAAATACCTCCTTATGAAATAATTATTGTTTGAGCGATCTTCCCGTCCACCACGGAGAGACCGAGACCGCCAACCGTTGAAAGAGCGTCATCGTGAGATTTCAACGCTCCGTCTATGATGTCCATGTTGTCATTCTGATCATCGACATCATAAAAGTCCGTTGATTCCGGCTTTTTCAATTCATAGTTTGTGGTTTTGTTCATCTTATATCCTCCTTATGACCATATATTTGAATGCAATTCCTCGTGAGTGTATGCGTGCATTTCACCATGCGTCCACGAGTTGTTGTATATTCCGTATGTGTTATACAGAATAATGATCGAATATGTCATATTCATCGGGAGCATATTTTCGAGGAGCTGATCCACATCGGCGAGCATCTTCACGCTCCGGAGAGCGAGAGACACATCGATGTTCAATCGATCCTCATCCACCTCGATGAAAATTCCATCCGGACACAATGTCGTGAGCTTGTTCACAATCACCCGGTATGAATACGGGAGACGCTCCAGGACTTTTGTCTTTATACGGAAGCGACGATCTTCGAGAGTGTCATCCGTTGCCGGTGAGATTTTGAGGATCTTCTCCCATCGGATGATAAAATCCTCGTGCATATCTTCGAGGAAAATGTTGTCATCGAGATGTTCGACCGATGCCTCCAGCTCCTCGCCTTGATCATCGTTGATCTCGTAAATCGTGGCAATGTCCGGGATCTCACGAATGATCTCCGGTGCATTAAACTTCATCATTGATCGTCACCTCCCCCAGCGTCGGGATCTTATCGAAAGTGATCACGAGATTTTCCTCTTCACCGTTGATCGTGGTGTCCGCTACATCGAGCACACCCTCAACCGTGAGGATCCTCGCTTCGATCTGTGAGATTCTCACGCTCATCGAATTGAGATCATTTCCCTCCCATTCAGCTCGGAGAAGAGACAAATATCCCTCGATCGCCTCCTCGATCGCCGTTTGTGTTCCCTCGACCGTGTACCCGTCATCATATGTCACGGTGGTCGCAATATTGACCGTTTGAGCGGTCACTCCGATGATCTGAACATTGTGACAGATCGGAGCCATTCCATCGCCCTCACCGTGATTCTCTTCCGGATCCACCGCCGTTTGTATCTGATCGATGAGGCTCGATGATGGAACACCGAACTCCGATGAGATCACATAAATGTTCACCCACGGAGAATCCGACGCTCTTCTTTTTGGTTTGCATCCACCGACACCGGAGATCGCATCCACAAAAAGACGATAATCGGCTTTGTTGCCTCCGAAAGCGGTCGAATTGAATGAATCGAGCACCCTTTGACGGAACTCTTCATCATCCTCGTCATCCGTACCAGGAACAAGGATCTCGGTGATCTCACCGCCCTGGTATTCATCGATATAATCAACCGGATCCAGCTCGCCGAGAGTGGCATTTGCTTCCGTTCCCACGGTCTCACACTCCAGCTTGTAGGAATACTCTTCGCCGGTGATCCTCTCTTTCACGATATAGGTATAATCTTCGCAAGTGAGAGCCTCGCCGATCTCGATCTCCTGGGAGAACTCTCCTTTGACAACCGGAGCCGTTGCGTAATGATACGAGATGCCACGCTCTCCGGCATATCTGATCAAGTGCGAAATGTCTTGTGTGTCCGGGAGCATATTGTCCGAAAGATCGTCCATGTCTCCGTAAACCTCTTCGAGTTGCTCGGCGATCTTCGCACAAGCGTTATACGCAAGAGATCCCTCATCCGTCCGGACATCCGCTCCGAACTCGGACATCATCTCGCTCATGATCGTTTCAAAATTGCGATCATCAAACATTGACCGTCACCTCCTCGTCACCATATATTGTGATGATCCGGAAGCTGATCGTCAGACGATCGCCCTTGATCTCACAATGAAAATCTTCAATCCCCTCAATATCCTCATCCGGAGCAAGAGCATCCTCGACCATTCTTTTTGCCTCGGCTTCAACATATGCCGGATCATAATTCTTTCCGATCAGCTCCGAAAGCTCGTTCCCATGCTCCCATGAATATTGTGGATAGTAATATCGATCTGTACCGAACACGATCATCACTCTTTGCTTTATCGCATCCAGCCCGGTGATGATGCGTCCGGTGAGTTTTCCCGTTTCGAGATCGATCTCGTAATCGGTCGGCTCTTTTCTTTCCTCCACTTCGATTTCGATCTCATCATCTTCGATGTCAAAAGGAAACATTATCCGCTCACCACCTTTTCAATAATCACATACTTGTCATCAGCTACCCGATAGCAAAGAACAAGATCGCCTTTTTTGAGTGTTGAGTGGATCTTCATCTTGTTTTTGCTGACATCGATCTCATGATAATGAGAAGCAAATTCAGCGTATCCGGTTCCGCCGGATTTCGTTTGTGTTTTCCAATTCTCAAAAGAGACCTCAACCTCTTGATCGAGGAGATGCTCGGCGATGTAAAGATCATCACCCTCAAATTCCATCCCCTTGATTTCAACCTTGTCCTTTGCGGTCATTTCACCTAAAACGAGAGGATCCGGATTGTTCCGGCTCCCCTCTTTTCTCATCACCTTGATGAGCTTCTCCATTCCGTTCATACACTCACCGCCTTATGTGATCCAGCATTTCGCACACGCTTTATATTTGCGCTTGCCTTTGTTCTTGCCTTTTTCGATCTTGATCTTTTTCAGCTCCGCAACGCTGGATGTCTTGATGTTGTTTTTACCCTTGCAAGCCGTACATGATTTCGATGAGTGATACACGCTCGATCCGTCGAGATAATATGCGTTTGCTTTGTTCGTGATCTCTTTCTTTCCTTTGTCCTTTGTGGAGTTTGCGTTTGTTTCCTCCATCTCATTGTCCCAGGACAAGGAAAGCGACATCGTGTGAACACCGTTCTCGAATGTATGCGAATCACTCGTGATGTAGAATTTCCCAAAAAGACCGGTCGCTTTGTCGTGGATCGTGATGCTTCGTCCGGAGATCGCCCGGACATCGCCGATCGCTTCGACGGTTGCCTCTTTCGTGATACCGACGAGCAACGCTTTCGCTTCCTTTTTAGCGTCAACACCCTTTTCTTTCTTATAGGTTGCTTGATATGTGCCATATGTTGACACTTGCTTTTTGTTCTCCACCTTGCCGATTTGTTTCAAACTCGAATTATAGATCCGGACGAGATCGACCATGTTGTCGGTCGTGTCGTGATAGGTGGCGGATGTGATGTCCACTTTCTGATCGAGAGTGACCTTTGAATCCTTTCCCTTTTCAACGACCGAGACCTTTTTTCCCACCATCACCGGCATATACTTCTTTTTGGTTTTGGCTTTCGCCTTGCGATACACCTTGATGATAATGTCATAAATACATTGATCCTCAAACCACATCGACGCAATGTTGAGCTTTGTCTTTGCGAGAGCGGTTGTCCCGATTCCCAGCTCTTTACACACCGCCGTCGTGATCTTCTCCGGAGACTTGTTCTTGAACTTCTTTGTGGTGTTGCTCCGGAGCAAATAGTGCATGAAATCTCTTGCGGTGTATGTGGTCGTTCCGGCTTCCGCTGGTTTCTGACGATCCGTGACCGTCCCGACGAAAAGTTGTGTCTTGTCATCGTAAAGATAGACAAGATCACCGAGCTTGATCGGAACATTCTCGAAATTCTTGTCATACGGATTCGACGGGATCTCGAAAGCGATCTCCCTTGATGCCTGGTTATCCGTTCCCGACCAGGTGACCGATGTGAATTTGATCCATGTGTCTTTCCACCTCAATTTGATCATACTTTCACCACCACCTTGAATCCGATGAGAGCGGTCTTTTCATCGACCTTTTTCGGCTCTTTGTTCTTGTTTGCCTTTTTATATTTCCGGATGTACTCCTTTTTTGCGGTGCTTATGACCTTTGAATTTTCTTTCCGGACGGCTTTCCACTTTGTAGATTTGCCGAGCACATTCTTCGTCACCTTTTGCCATGTGTCACCCTTTTTCCACTTCACCGACTTCGATTTCGGATCTTTCGCCGTCCTCGTTGTCGATGATGTGACCTCACGAAACTCTTTGATCGTGAGAGTGTACTTCACATCACCGTTGCGCTCCTCTTCACCATAGACGAACTCTTCGATCGTACCGAAAAGATTGATGCTCGTTTCCGTGATCGTGAGATGGATCGTCGTGTTTTTCTCATAGAGAGATTTGAGCTTTTTGATGTAATAGTCAAAAGGATCCTCCGGAGTGCATCGACAAAACTCATATGGTTGAGCCGGAAAAAAGGAAGAGATCCCTATTGAATAGAGACCTCTTTTTCCTTTTAGGTTTATTTCTCCGAGATCGTGGATGTAAAGTGATGTATTGTTTTGCGCTCCACCGATTTCAAACGATTCCGGATTCACCGGGAGGTGAATTTCGTTTGAATCATTATCCCACTTGATGTAAATGTCCATTCATTCACCCCCTAATAAGCATATGAGAGATCAGCTCCGCCCATATTGTCGGAGAGCTTCTCCAGGCGATCACCGAGAGCATCGGCGAGCTTGTCAATGTCAGCATCCTCACGGATGATGATCTGATCGGCGAGCTTCGGGATGTTGACCGTCATTCCGGCTCCCTTGCTTCGTGCTCCGTCCTGGTATGCCTTTTGAACGCTCTTGTCGTGAGGATATACACGAGAGCCTCTCGGAAGATCAACAATCTCACCTCCACGCTCGGAGATCTGTGCGAGACCGCCTTTCCATGCAACCGTACCGACGGCGAGTGTCGGGATCTTCGGAATGTTGATCGAGAAATCTTTTCCTCCGATACCAGGCACCCAATCCGGGATTTTGATGCCGATCTTGTTGATTCCGGAGATCGCTCCGTTTATGATTCCGATGACACCGTTGATCGGAGCTTTTGCAAGTCCGACGAGTGCCTGGAATGTTCCGGCGAAAATGCTCTTGACACCCTCCCAGGCTTTCGACCAATTTCCGGTGAAAACACCGGTGATGAAATCGATCAAGCCACCGAACACTGTGAGGATTCCGGAGACGATCGTTGACATACTATTGATGAATTGCTGGAAATATCCAATCGCTCCACCGATAACCGCTCCGAGATATACTTGAAAAACGGTCATGAAGATCTCTCCGATCTTCGAGAGCACCGGTTGAACAACCGTCCACAATTCTTGAAGTTTGCCTCCGATCTCCATGAACTTGTCACCGACCGGAGCGAGCTTCTCTTTGACACTCTCAAACGAAAAGCCCATGTCCTCGGCAACCGATTTCACATAACCGAAAACCTTTTGAGCCACTTTCTTGATCTTGTCCCAATTCTTGATGACAAGGATCGTCGCAACCACGATCGCACCGAGCACGAGGATCACGATTCCAGCCGGAGAAGTGATCAGCCCAGCGATCGAGCCGAATGTTTTGAGTGCCTTTCCGAGTTTACCAACAACGGAGACAACCTTTCCGACGGTTGTGACGGTCTTTCCAAAAATGAGGAGCATCGGACCGATCGAAGCGACCACAAGAGCGATCTTGACGATCATTTTCTTTTTCTCCTCGGAGAGACCGTTGAATTTCTCCGTGATTTTCTGTACCCATTCCACCGCCTTTTTGATGTACGGTGTCAGCAATTCACCGAAAGAGATCGCCAGGGATTCCGCCGATGATTTGAGGATCGTGAGCTGACCGGCGAGATTATCATTCGCCGTCTTATACATCTCCTCACAAGCTCCGTTTGAGTTTTGGATCGCTTCCGTGAGCTTGTTGAAATCATCATCCGATGAATTGACCACGGCGAGGAGACCGCTCATTCCGGTTTTACCAGCGAGCATTGAAGCATATTGAGCCTTTTGCTCCTCCGTCAGCTTTGCGAAAGCTCCTTTTGTCTCCATCATCACGGTGGCGAGATCTTTCATGTTACCCTGGTCATCCGTGAGGGATATGCCGAGAGCCTCCATCGCCTCCGCCGATTGCTTTGTCGGTGATGCCATTCTCGTGATCCAGCTTCGGAGAGCCGTACCAGCGGACGAGGCTTTCACTCCGGCATTTGCCATCAAGCCGAGAGCGAGAGATGTGTCCTCGATCGAGTATTTCATCGCACCAGCGACCGGAGCGACATATTTGAACGATTCGCCGAGCATTCCGACATCCGTGTTTGCGTTGGATGCGGTTTTTGCCATAACATCGACGAACTGTTGTGTGTCTTGTGCGGATTTACCGAAAGCCGTGAGCGCATCGGTCACAATGTCGGATGTGGATGCGAGATCTTGTCCCGTCGCACCGGCGAGATACATGATTCCCTCGATACCGTTGAGCATATCCTCGGTTTTCCATCCAGCCATCGCCATATATTGATATGCTTCGGTGGCTTCCGTTGCGGAAAACTTCGTCTTTGCTCCCATCTCTTTCGCCTTTTCTCCGAGTGTTCCGATTTCGTCGCTCGTGGCTCCGGCGATGGATTGCACTTTGCTCATTCCAGCCTCGAAATCCGATGCGAGTTTCACGGAAGCGACACCAGCTCCCACGATCGGAACGGTGAGCTTCCTCGTCATATCGGATCCGACATTTGTGATCGCTTTTCCAGCGTTTTGAATCTGTTTCCCGGCTTTCGTCCATTGATTCGCACTATTTTTCAGCTTGCTTTCAACTCCACCGAGAGGAGCGGTGACTTTATCGATCAGCCGGAGTGTGACATCAACGATTTTTCCAGCCATTCAATCACCTC